CCAGCAGCTTGCCGAATGGCACAGAATCGGCCGTGCCATCAGCCACCAGGCCACCAGCCAACAAGCTGACCTTGGCGCCTGCCTTCAGCGCGCCGGTGCTTGGTAGCAGCCAGGCACCGCCCAGTACGCCGGTGAACGGCTGCCCCTTTGCTGCGTCCTCCAGCGGCACAACCACCAGGGCGCCAAGTGCGAAAGGCACGCCGCTGGAAACACCGCCGGCAGGTGCAATAAACGAGCGCTGCATGCCAGCGCCTTGATAATTCTTAGCCATCGTTCAAATCTCCAGAACGCAGAAACGACAAACCCCGCACAGGGCGGGGTTTTCAGGTACTTCGGTTGGTTACTTGCCAGCAGCGCTGTACAGGCCACGGTAATCCGAAGGGGCAACACCAGCGTCGATACGCACCTTGCTGGCAACGCCGTCAACGCTGAAGCCGTTTTGCTGCTCAACGTAGGGGGTATCAATACCATTGAGGTAAGCCACCTCAATGGTGTCGCTGCCTTGCTTGGCGGCCATGTACCAGGCCGAGGACGAGTTGTCATCAAGACGCGGCTCACCAATCACTTTGGCAAAGCCGCGAATCGGGTTGATGATGCCGGAGTTAGCATCCGCCCCGGGAACCGAAGCCGAGTTGATAATTTGATTGGCCTTATCTTCCAGCGCCACCGGTGTCAGCACGTAAGCCGGACGGATGTTCAAGGTGCGAGCCTTGCCACCGTCGACTTGCGTTTTCTGTGATGCCATCGCGGTCTTGCCCGCGATCAAGCTGGCAATGGACAACTCAGACGCCGGACCGGCCGCGTTGTTCTTGCGCGAAGCATCAAACAGCGACTTGCCGTCGCGCATCTTCGGCGGGCTGGTCAGCACCGCATAGACCAAATCACCGATAGTCGCGCGGGCCGCCTGACCCATCTTGTAAGGCACGCCACTCAACAACGACAGGTCGTCGTTGATGATCGCCTGACGGGTAATCGAAAACATTTCACCGTAGGTGGCCAACGTGATTGGCTCGCCGCGATCACTCAAGGTGATGTGTTTGTATTCGGCACCTGGGCGCACTTCACGCAAGCTCGGGAATTCGCCCAGGCCGACGCGCGAAGACGTTTTGAAGTCGCTCAACTGACCTTTTTTGGTCCACAGCTGGAAAGTCTCCGGCGCTTCCTCCCAGCCCAAAAGGACCGACTTACCGGCGATATCCAACAGAATCTGGCCGAAGTCGCTTGAACCGTGAGTAAACGCCATGCCAACCATCTGCATGGGGTTGAGCGTAGCCACCAGAATGCCGCGCTCGGTCAGAGAGGCACGGGCCAGCTCATGCAAGCGCATGTGATTCAGACCGTTACTGGCTTCAATTGCAGCAAAGCCAACCCGTGCTTCCAGGGAAGCGCGTACCGAATCCCCCACCAGATTGCCGTTGGAAATATGCCCATGCATGCCTGGCACGGTGGAAGCGGTGGTGTTTTCGCCCAGCTTGGCCAACAGCTGCGCGCGCGCACCCTCCACCGTGCAGTTCATATCAGTGACGCAAGCCTGCAACAGCTCAGCATGTGCCCCAGCAAAAGTGCCGAAAGCAGCAGTAATACCGGCGCGGCGCACGCCTTCCTCAGCAATTACCTGGGCGCGAATTTGGTCAGCGGTCAGCGTGGCGGCCGGGGCCGGGGCCGGGGCTGGGGGTGTTACTTGGTTGCGAGGGTTCATCAGGTTGCTAGCTGCTGGTGGCATGTGTTCAAACTCCTGCATGCGTTTCGATTTGAGTTGTGCGGCAGCCACCAGGGGGTCAATCAATTGATCAGCAAAGCCGGCTGCCACCGCCTCACTGCCATCCATCCACGTTTCATCCTTCAGCAATGCGTGAATTTCCTCCGCGCTTTTGCCGGTCTTGCTGACGTAGGCTTGCACCAACGTTCCTTCCACTTTGTCCAGCAAATCCGCATAGCGCCGCATGTCGTCTGCGTCACCACCCTGGGCGCCCCAGGGCTTGTGGATCATCATCATGGCGTTAGTCGGCATATAGACCTTATCGCCCGCCATGGCGATAACGCTGGCCATGGAAGCCGCCAGGCCGTCGATGTACACATCTACGCGGGCCGGGTGCGCTTTCAGGGTGTTGTAAATCGCCATGCCGGCGAACACGTCGCCACCCGGTGAATGAATGCGCAGATTGATTTGTGACATGTCACCGCACGCCGCCAAATCCTGGGCGAACTGCTTAGCGGTAATGCCCCATCCGCCGATCTCGTCATACAGCAGAATTTCGACACTGCCGCGCGCCATGGCGCGCATTGAGTACCAACTTTCAACGGGCTGATTTGCCGCTGTAATCACGGCCGAAACCGACGATTGCACTGAAGCCCGCGGCAACATCAGGGGCGGTGATTTAAGCTTTTTCTTTTTCGTTTGATAGGTCTGCATTGACGGTCACTTTCCCGTAGAACTTGTGATAGGCGTCAGAGCTGAACACCAGCCCTTTTGCCCGGTTGCTTTTCACTTCCGCCTCACGCGAACGCTTAAGCTCTTGCGGGTTGCGACCGCGCGCCCGCGCCACTTCGGCCTCATCGGCAAAACCACCCTGCACCAGCGCATCCCAGGCATTAGCCTCATGCACCGGGTTAATCCAGGGCATAACCGGCCCCTGATAAACCGCGCTGTAGACCGAATCCATGTTTACGTCACCAGGCGGCACAAGCACGCCGCTGACCAACGCCATTTCAACAAAGGCCCGGTAAACCTTGCGCGACCAGTAGTCGATGAATTCGTGTTGCAGCAGGTCGTAACCCAACTGCGACTCCACCAGCTCCTGACGCTGGGCCGAGTAAGTACCCGTGTAGCTGCGCGTTGCCGTGGAATAGCCAATCCGCGTACCGGCCGCCACTGCGCGTAACTGGCCGTTTCGGAAGCTCTCCACAAACTGGCTGGGCCGGTTGCTTTCGATCATCCCCACGTCTTCACCGGGCAAAAGCCCGTCGAACACCATGCCCGGCGCAATCGGAATACTTCGCGCACCGGTGGCCTGGCCATCCTTGCCGGCGGTCGTAGGTGTCACCACGTAATCGTCGGTTGAGCCCTTCTTGATGAACATCGCAAGGGCAGCGCTGATACGGGCGGCAACACGCTCGCTTTCTTCGTAGTCCTTGATATCCGCCAAGCGCGTCAGCACCGCGTGCAGGAGGGGCTGGCCACGGTTCTGCCCGATCCGCTTGCGGTACGCGATGTGCAACATCCGGTCCGCCGGCACAAACTTGGTATCCGACGAAAGGCTGAAGCCCAAGGCGCTTCCCGGGTGACGCTTCAGCAGGTTGTAACCGAGTACCCGGCGCCAGGCGTCGCGCGTGATGCCCTGGCAAATACCTTTGGAGTCGTCGTTGTAGTTCCAGGGCAGATAGTCCGGCTCCAGCAGTTCCAGGGTGAAAGGCACTTTATGCAGGTGTTTGAAGTTGGCCACCTTGCCCAACAACTGCTGTGCTAGCGCCTCGCCATCGCGAAGCCAGGTGCGGCACACCAACCGTTCCATTTGCGCCCGGGTTAGCTCTCCCGAAGTTTCCGGCCGCAAGGACCACTCGGCCCACAAGTCTTTGATTTGCGCCGCGAACGCCAGATGAATACTGCCCGCATGATCCAGGGGCAACGGCTCCACCGCGATCCCGGCGCCACCCACTACCCGCTCTTCCAAACGGTCGAAAATACCCGTCACCAGGTCGTGGTCTTCATCCAACTTTCGAGCCTGACCACGCAACGATTCAGCGTCGCGTTGGAGCGAGTTGTCAGCGCTTCGCGTTTGTCGCTTCGCCTTGTGTGTGCGTGTGATTTCGGCCGCTTCGAAGGCTTGAATACCGCTGCGTGCCGCCAGCCGCCGTAGGCCCGCGCCGGGGCTCACCGCTGCAATGCAGCGGTCAAGAAAGTTCAACGGAACTCAGCCAGGGCATAACCCGGACTGCCTTGCGCGGCGGCGCACTGGGCGTTAACTCGGCGCTCCCATTCGCGTCGCCCTGCTTGGATTTGCGGCAGCTCGGCCATGGTGTGGGTACGGCCATTAAAAATGGTCGTTTTGCCCAACAGAATGGCGGTCTCTGCCTCCAGATACTTGTCCAGCATCTCCTGCGCGTTTATAGCCATCCGTTACTTTCCACGTTGTGCCAGTCGCCAGAGGCGTCGGCTTGAGTTGATGGGGGCTCAGGCCGCGCCGACTCAATCGGCGGCTCTGATTCTTCTGGCTCATCCTGACCCGGCACGTCCGGCACCTCCCACGTGCCCGATGACGGTACGAATTGAGCCTCCATAGCCAACTGTTCCAGATCCAGGCCGAACCGCTCCTGGCTAATCCGCAGCGCGGCAAGCGCGTACACAAAACAGTCGAGGGCTTCGTTCCGGCGTTTTCCGTTGGTCCAGCGCTGCACCCGGCGACCTTTGGAGACCACCCATTCTTTTCGCTCGCTGGTCAGTTGCTTCATTTCGTCTTCGTCACACACCAGCTCGTTAAGGGGCAGGTGAATGCACTCAGGCACGGGACGGTTGCCGTCCGGTTCGATTTTCAAGCGGCTATAGATCAGCTCTTTGGCGTTGTCCGTGCCCACTTCTGTGAGGTAAACGCGGTCGCCTTTGGTCTTTTTCTTCGGGAAAGTGGCAATTTTCTTGCCGTAGGTCGCGGCGCCGAACACCGGGATAACCCAAGTAACGCCGTGCTTTTTACTTTCCTTGCGCACTTCATCCGAGTAGTGGCCACCGGAGTCCCAGCACCAGCGTTCCACACGCATTAACGTACCGTCTTCGCGGGTGAACATGCGGCGGATTTCCTGGCCCACTTTCTTGCGCAGCTCAACGCTCGCAGGGTCGCCGGTAAGCACCCAACGGTGAACCAACCACGCTTCTTCACCGGCACCGAAGGCCCATACACGGCCCTCATAGCGGTCATCCTGCGTATCAATGCCGCCGAACAGTGCAACGCCCCGGGCGGGCACTTTCAGGTAATAGCTGCGCCGCTTGGCCAGCACTTCCCATTCCAGTTTCTCGCCTTGGTCTTCTTCCCAGGCTTCGCCAAGG